CGGGACTACCGCCTGGCAAACGAGGACACCCAAGCCTCGTATGGCACGCACATCGTTGCTGAGTTGAGCGTCAGCGGCCCCTGCCTAATCTACCAGTCAGTACAGGAGGAGTCGGCGTGAGCATTCGCGCTGATGATATGCGGCCCCGGTGGCTCTATCTCTTTATCGCGGGGCGTCTGCTGACACCCGGCATCAGTTGGGACCCGGAGCAACGTGCCCAGCAACACCGCAACGCGGGCCATGAGCGCGGTTTCCTAGCTTTCAAAGCGCTTTGCCCCGATGGACCCGCCGCCAAGGCGGCTGAGAGAAGGGTTGCTGAGTTGATTGATGCAGCTAAACTTCACAGTCATCAGTACGGCGAGTGGTACTACAGTATACCTCGCCCCCAGGCTTTCAAGATAGTGCAAATAATGTATAAAGTAGCTGAGGAGTTCATGTTGACTGAGGTGTGGGCTATGGGCGGGTCTACGATGCGGCCTCGTCGCCACGGTAAGCCACCCAAATTACGCCTACAGGAGCAAGCATGAAATACCACGCCACAATCAAATTAGTCGTCAACGAGCTAGATGACGATGAGGCCGCGCTGACGTTGGACTACATCAAGACCAACATTGAGAAGGGCTCATTCACGAACCTGCGCAAATTCAAGGGCACCATCAAGCGCAAGAGCAAGGGCTACGGCATCCGTCTGCCTGATGTCATCGTCGGGAAACTGAAGTGGAAAAATGATTAAGTGGCTTATCCGCAACTTCACCGTGAGTGACAATTTTGGCACTCACTTCGACTGGGTGACCCCTCTCGTAATCGGAGGCTACCTAGTCATCGTAGTGGCCACGCCCATTCTGCTCATCGCTATCAGGAACAAGTCATGCGGGTAGCAGCACTCCTGTTAGTAGTGCTATTCGTCGGGTGCTCCCCTTGTGGAGTGCTCCAGGCCTGTCCGCTACCCTGCTGGATTTCATGCGCAAAATAAGTACGAAAGCCTATTGTTTTCAGCAGCGTAATCGGTTATAGTTAGAATGTAGAGTCGAGAATAACCCCGGGAAATCCCTGATGCGTTCTAGGCTCAGCTAAATAAGGAGAATCAGTGAAAATCACAATCAGACGTGTTGACCTCATAACTAAGATGAAGGCGGCGCGTGCCAAGCTCAGAAAGAGCGCTGAGGTGTTTAACGACGGTATCATGGAGCGATTCATGGACGGTCGGCAACAGGACATAGACAAGATTAGCGACCTTCTTGAGAAACTGGACAAATTCAAGCCTCTCAAGTTGGGTCGCTACCGCGATAACGACTTTCAGATTGACCTCCACAACCCCGAAGCGAAGCGCGTGGCCAACACGAGCTATCTCGACTACGGTATCAGCGTCTTGGAATCATGTCAAGACGATATACTGGTCATCGACACGGCTCGCGACAAGTACGGGCTGTATGAAGCCATCCGCCAGGCTCTGAGTTAAATGCCTTCCTTTACCCGCCATCAGTTGCAGACTGCCGATTACGATATCACGCACGCTAAGGCCCGCCTTGCTGACGCGGAGCAAATTGCGAAGGACCGTGACAGCTACGTTGTGCGAGTGCGGCAGTTCAAGGACCCGAAAGACAACTGCGCGAAGATTGAACTGGCCACGTTCGGAGGCACCACGCACACATTTTTGGTTGCTGAAGACGCTGAGCTGGTGGGGATAACTTCAAGTCGATGCCGCTAGCCGAGCACATAGGGCACTGCTTAGTCGTGTACCTCATTCTCGGCTGCTTAGTGTTCGCAAAAAACTTTGATGAACCTATTGAACTTTGAGTCGCAATCGGTTATAGTTAAGATGAGGTTGGGAGCAGCCCGCAGACGGTTCTAAGCGTACTCGATACCACCGGATACGCACCAGCGGGACCTAGTGAGCCGTGGTACCTCAGACTCAACCTCCAAAAATCGTTCCCCGAGACACCCCGGTTACGTTCCTTCCCGGGGTGTTTCATTTTATCGCGTTCTGCCTACGGCGGCGCAGACACACCCGGGTGAACGACGCGACACAAAATACTTTCGCGTCCCTATTGAACTCACGGCCGCAATTACGTTATAATTGTGAAATGGACATCCTCGTCTGGCTCAGTTGGATAGGAAACCCCCTTGCGTTGCTTGGCTCCTATATGATAGGCGGCGGCAACCTCAAAGGCTGGTGGGCCTATCTCGCAGCGGACTTTTGCCTCATCGGGCTACCTATCCAGCACCGTCTCTGGTCGCTGGCGGTGTTGTTCACTCTGTTCATTGCGACAGGTCTACGCGGCCTCTACAAGTCAGGACAGTTGAAGTGGCCAAGCTTTACATCTTAAGAGGCGCACCCGGCTCAGGCAAGAGCACTTTTGCCCATCACCTGTTGAATGCGGGCCTAGCAGACAAGCACTTTGAAGCCGACCTGTGGTTCTACGGTAAGAACGGCTACAAGTGGGACCCCGCATTACTGCAGGACGCCCACTACTGGTGCTTCCTCAGCACGCACGCGGCCTTGCGCGGCGGCTACAATGTTGTTGTAGCCAATTGCTTTGCGCGACGCATGCAAATACAGGATTACGTAGACCTCGGTTACGAAACTGAAGTGATTGAGCTGAGGGGCAAACACCCTAACGTTCATGGCGTCCCGCCCCAGAAAGTCGAACACATTCGTCGTATCATGGAGGAGTGGCCCGGTGAGCAAAGCGTCAATAGAGGTAAAAGGTCAAAAGTACATAGTCCCGGTTATGCGGGGCCTGAGTATTCGCAAGTTAGCTAAGCATCTCGCAGGAACCTACGCGTAGTCCGTCGAAAGTAGAAGGGAACAGTAAATGATAGATGATAAAATCATTCAGCAGGACGTTGAGACATTGCTCGTAAATCACGGAGTAACTGAGGCGCGAGTGAAATTCTCCGTGTCGGACGGTGACAGCATCAAGCATTTCACCATGTTAATGAAAGCGGGACCGAAGGTTGCCTTACATCAACAAAGAGCGTCGTAAGCTTCTCAACGAGGGTATGATTGAGCCGTCCTCTCCGGGGGACCTCAATTGGCTTATCCACGAGGACGTGCTGAAGCCGTACTTCAAAGAGCAGGGCGTGTCCTACAAGACCCTCAACGAGGTCATCGGCGTCCTGGAATGCGTGAAGCTTGAACTATATAGACGGCTCGCCTCGCGCTACGAAGCAAAAAAGATTACGGAGAACGGCGACATAGCCTTTTACGTGGACTCCATTGCCAACGTATGACTATAAGTGCGACACCTGTGGCGAGATAGCCGAGGTGTTTCAGCCTATATCGGAGTTCAAGTCAGAGCGACTCTGCTCGGGGTCGTTGACCGTAGACGGCGTGACCTATCGCCAGCGTTGCAAGGGCACTATGCGACCGCTGATAGTGGGCACGGGGGCCTTCATTCTTAAGGGCGACGGGTACTACTCTACCGAGACAGCCAAGGGCCGGGCAAAGCGTGCCCTTCACAATAGCGAATCAGGAGATTACGAACGATAATGCCAGTGTTTGAAGAATCAGCAGCCGCTACAGCGCGAAAGTGCTCCGATATCTACACGCAACGAGGCGGTGAGTACAAGGATACGTGGGCCCTGGAGCACCAGACGCACACGTTCTTGGATGCGGTCCTGGACGAAGCAGGCAGCGACTACTTCCCAGTGAAGTTGCCGGACGATTTGAAGCGACTGATGAAGCTAGCGGACCTCATCGACGTCAAGGAGGACCGCATGCTGGGCGGCTACAAGGAGGACACGCTGGTTGACGGTGTGAACTATCGCCTTGTGTTTGCGGACCTGATGGACCAATTCCGTCGCACCCCTAAAATGACGACAATCAGGCCGCAGTTGGAGGGTGACAAGCGTGCGTAAAGATTGGCGCGGTCAAACCCTCAACGTAGGTGACAAAGTAGTCTACCCGGGACGGATGGGCTCTTCACTTTGGCTTCGTGAGGGTGTCATTGAGGAAATTCACTCAGACGCTATCGTAGTACGTCTCACCTACGTGGATAACTGGCAGGGCGGCGGTCGCCGTGTGACTATTCGCAGCCGTTGGGTGACCCGAGTTGCCTGACTACATTCAAGTCTTTACTCGGGGCAAGTTTTGGCCGTTGGAACCGCATAGAGGCGCCATCGACTTACACGACATCGCCCACTCACTATCGCTTTTGTGCCGATACGCCGGTCACATCGACCGTTTTTATAGCGTAGCACAGCATAGCATCATGGTTTCGCTGCTAGTACCCGCTAAGGACGCGCTGTGGGGCCTGATGCACGATGCGTCGGAAGCCTACCTTTTAGATATTCCAGCCCCTCTCAAGAAGATGGACGCGCTGCGGCCCTACCGCGAGGCTGAGGCGAAGCTAATGCGGGCTATCGCGCTGACGTTCCACATGGAGTCTGAGCAGCCTGAGTCTATTCACGAGGCGGATTTGAAGGCGCGGCGTGTAGAGGCTGAAGAGCTGATGTCCCCTCCAGTAGACAACTGGACGAGCAACTTGCCTGAGTACAGTGCGAATGACCGAATATTATTCAAGCGCATTGCTAACATGGGTATGTACCAAGCAGAAAAGGCATTCCTAGCACGATACGAAGAAATAACCGGGTGTAAGACCCCTTCCGAATGGAGATAGAATGAAGTTCCTTAAAGTCAGCCTAGCGCTGCTGCTGTTTTTTGGCGGCTACGGTGTAGCGTCAGCTGCGGCTCCGGGCGTATCCTCGTTGACGACACGTGGCACGCTTGCGTCCCTCAATGACACGGTCACCCTGCAATGCCCTGACGGGCAGAGTATGGCCACGGTCTACGTTCCTGCGGGCACGTTGGCGGGCACGGTTACCGTCTATACGGCCCCTGATAACGTTCCGGGCTACCCGGGCACGTTCACGGCCCCGTTCAACATTACCCCTGCGAACAGCTCCACCTACACGCAGACGCTCTCAGCGTTCCCGGGTGAGCTGTATGTGACGTTAGCAGGCAACCATTGGGTGCAAGCGAAGCTCACTACGGCCACGAGCGGCGCATCTACCGCGACTATTTCGTGTAGCGCCTCAATTGCGCGCTACGGTGCTGCGACGACTACGCCAAGCGTGGGCACGGGTGCGGGAGTCAACAACTACGACATCGACCAGACCGGCACCCCAGTCGCCCAACCCGGTAATGACTGGGCGCAGGGCTACCGTATTTCCTCAAACACCAATTCACCTTCGCTTACGATGCTCTCGGCAGGGGACTATCTCTCCTCTGAGAGCAACACGAAGGGCCGCATTTGGATGGCCCAGGCTACGGGCACGACAGCGAGCGCGGTGGTGTACATCGCACTTACTGAGCTTCAGACGGCTAACAGTCTTGGCCCACAAGCGGGTGATGTGCTTACGATTACCGTCAACGGTCACGCGGTAGCGTATACCGTGCTTGCGGGTGACACTACGTTAGCTACGTTAGCGGCTAGTATTGCTGCGGCTATCAACGCAGACAGCACGGACAGTGCGATTGTCTCCGCAGTAGGTAGCTCTAGCGGACAGCTGGGCACCGTGACTATTACGGCATTGACGAGTGGCATTTGCTGCCGCTATTCGCTATCCTCCTCGGTCAGTGGCGGCTCACAAGAAACCCTCAACTCATTCCCCTTGCTCGATGTTGCCGGTTCCTATGCGGACTACGGCAAGAACGTCAGCGGATGGTCGCTGGGCACCGACTTGGGCGATTACACTTTTGACCACAGCGGCAACTTTCAAGGTCCTGTGGGGCACATCTTAAACATACAAGCAGGCGCAGGCGCGTCCACAGCTATCAGGTTCAACTTCAATAGCCCCGGCAACTACACCGGACTCGCTATCTACGATGGTACGTCAACGCTATCCCATGCCGACCTGCTCTACCCCATGAACGTGCACATCATCACGGGTCCGCTGGAAGAGAATATTTGTCAGTACATCGCTAACAACTGTACTTCCGCCCCCACCAACCCCAGTTATGTTGGCGAGTGGATGAATATCAACGGCAGCGCTACGGGGCCTACTCAGCATGAGATTCACGGTCACTGCGTGGCAGGTACGACTTGCACAGTCAACTTCACCTACAACTGGACTAACTCAACTAGCTACGATTGTACCGCGACGGCTGAAGGCTCAGCTGATGCGCCTTACATTTCTACTAAGACGGCTGCTCAAATCGTTTTTACCGGCTCAACGTCAGTGGTACGCGACTTTATTTGCTCCGGTATCTAGCAGGAGACAACGCTCGATAGAGCGAAGGGTATAAGGACAAGTTTCATTTTGAGTGAGGAGTAGTTCATGAACGTTAAGATTATCGAAGCGATTAAGGCGCTGTGGGACACGAATAAGGCCACCGTCGTTGCGCTTATCACGCAGGGCGAAGGTGGCGCGGAAGCGTTCATCCTTTCAGCTCTGAAGGCTGAAGGTGCCCGGTTGACGGGCCTCGCGGCTATGCTCTACAGTTTCGTTGAGCCGCAACTGGCTGCGTATGTTCAGGCTGAGTTTACTCAGTACGGTCCGCAGTACCTGTATACGTTCATCGATGCCTGGCTGGCGGGGGAAATCAAGACTCTGGGAGGCTAAGTCTCACTCGGAAACGTAGGGGGTAGCTTCGCGCTGCCCCCTGAAGTAATCACTAAATCATAAATAGGAGGCTCGCTTGAGCACACTCGCGGTAAAAGTTGAGCGCATTCGTGACATTCAACCCCACGGTAACGCAGACCGGCTTGAGATTGCCACCGTATTAGGATGGCAGTGTGTCGTGCAGAAGGGTGCCTTTAAGAAGGGCGACCTTTGCGTCTATTTCCCCATCGACAGCATTCTCCCGCAGACGGTTGAGGACGCCATCTTTGGCGCAGACTCCAAAATCAAACTGGCCAAGCATCGCATCCGCACCATCAAGCTTCGTGGGGCTATTAGCCAGGGATTGGCGACCGAGCCTAAGACGCTGATTGGGCTGGGCGCGGGCATCATCAACGCTAAAGAAGGTACGGACCTAACTGCGGTGCTAGGCGTCACCAAGTACGAGCCACCCCCGCCGCGTACGCAGGGCATGTCTAACCTGCAAAAGTCGTGGCGCAAGAAGAACCCGCACTTTCACGAGTACACGGACATCGAAAACGCCAAAAACTACCCCGACACCTTTGCGCCAGGTGAGCGTGTGCTCGTATCGGAGAAGGTCCATGGCACGAATTTCCGTGCCGGTTGGGTGCCCTACGAGCCAGATAACCTCTGGAAGAAGTTACTCACTTGGCTGCATCTCGCGCCTAAGTACGAGTTTGTCTTCGGCAGTCGCAAGGTTCAGTTACAAGACCCCGGTCGGGTAGCGGGTACTGGCTTCTACGAACGTCAAGCGAATGGCGAAGGCCCCCCACCGGGTAACGTGTACGCTGAAGCGGTGCGCAAGTACAACCTTCGCAAGATTCCGCTGGGCTACGTTGTGTATGGTGAGATTTACGGGTCCGGCATTCAGAAGGGCTACACTTACGGGTGTAAGCAGGGCGAGCATAAGGTTGCTTTCTTCGACCTGATGATTAATGGCCAGTACCAGGATGACTACGAGTTTCGCCGGTGGGCCACGATTGTGGGGCTACCCGTTGTACCGCAGTTGTGGTCAGGTAAGTACGAGTCGCTGGACCAGATGAAGGCGCTTACGGTGGGCGACAGCGTGCTGTGCCACGAGCAACCCTGTATGGAAGGCGTCGTAGTGAAGCCTGAGCACGAGCGCTGGGACCCGTCCTTAGGCCGCGTCATTCTCAAGGTCGTCAGTGACCAGTATTTGCTGGGCGACCAGAGCGAATTCCACTGATGGATAGAAAGTTGCGCGCTAGGCTTGAATCCGAGCTTAAAATCGTCTATAATCAGCTAGTGCTAGTGCGCGAGAGCCTTCAAAGAGGAGAACGCGCTTGGCCTCTAACCCGATTAGTGGAGGCTGAGAACGATTTGCTGCGCACATGGAAAACTACGTTGAAGGAGTACTAGTGGACAAGGTACAACAAGTGATTGAGAAGGCAGCATGTAATGCTTGGCCGTTGGTCGAAGCGCTGCGTAAGTTGAGTCAAGGTTTCGTTATGTCCCCCATGGCCAACGTTGAACTGGTCGTGTTCGAGAACGGCGGCTGGGCGATTTGCTCCGGGGACGACGCAGGCATTCAAGTCGCGTCAGCGCCGTTGAGCATCAGCTATACCTGCGTTCACGACCTGGAAGCCGCATTAGGGGAGACAGTCGATGGCTGAGAAAGTGGCTACGGACAGTAGCATGTTCTTCAAGGCCCCGGTGGAACCGGAATTCACTCTGGTATTGCTGCTGAAAGGCGGCGGTGACGAGAGTGTCTGCGGCTTCAAGTCTAACGCAGCCGCAGAAGAGCGTTTTTACCGCGAGTATTCTAACGCACCGAATGTGGCGGGGTTCAAGGTTCTTGAAGTTTGACCCCAGTTGAGCAGTTTGGTCGCCAGCTGATTCAGAATGGCGACCTAGACCCGGCGTACATCGTAGCATTTGACGCCGAGTTAAAGCCTGACCTGTTGCGTAAGTGGGTATTCCTCTACTCTTGGTTCATACATGCGGGAGTTACCAGCCACTTAGCAGCGCAGGACCACCCCTACGCGGCAGCGATGAGCGAGTTGAAGATACTGCCGCGCTCACCTGAGCGGCGTCACTTTAGGGCTGCTAATGCGGTGCGAACGCTAGAGTACCTCAAGACCAAGTCACCGGATGCTTGGCTCAAGTACTGGTTCGGACAAGACACGACGTACGCCCCCATCGAGAAGCGTATCCGTGAGGTGCCCGGCTTTGGCGCCTGGACGGCGACTAAAATCATCGACATGGGTGAGATGCTGCTGGGCTATTCCGTGGACCCGCCAGACCCCTATACGTGGGAGCTATACAAGACCCCCGCCGAAGGGGCTAAAATGATTGCCTCGCCAGGTGAATCCCAAGGCGATACACTGGTACGGTTGGCCTCACTCCTATCGGACCTAACCGTGCCCCCGTTGCATATCCGCCACGTGGACGTGCGCGAGGCTGAAACGGTGCTGTGCCGGTTCAAAGAATTCACGACAGGCACGTATCAACCGGGTAAGGAAATACGTACTACCGTAAATGAATTGCTGTGGCGTCCTAACTGGATTGCCAAACGCATGCTCGAAAGGAGCAGTCTATGGTCTTTCAAATCCGAGGGAACCACGGCTCAGGTAAGTCTACGACAATTCGATGCCTCATTGACAACTACGGAGTACGGGATGTTATCAAAGCCTCCGACCTGGTCAACGGCCTAGACTTTGCGGATAAACCCAACGAGGTAGTTGGGATACTGCTTAACGATGGCCTCTTTGTTGTGGGAGACTACTCGGCTCCCACTGGAGGATGCGATAAGATTCACCGCCAGGACCACATCAATGCTCGTGTGGAGTGGGCAGTAGGAAGCGGATTTGACGTTGCGTTCGAGGGGATACTGGCAAGCATCACTTACGAGCGCTATGCTGACCTAGCCGGCAAGATGCAAGATGCGCAGGTGCGGTACCAGTTCATTTTTCTCATGCCTGACCGCGCTAAGTGCTTCGAACACATCAACGCACGGCGCAAAACCTCCAAGGTGGTACGAGGCCCATTTAAGGAGGAGCTGTTCGACGCGAAGGTCAAGATGCTGGACCGTTGTTGCGCCCGTTATGAGCGCGCAGGTTTTGAGGTCATCAAGGCGGATAGCGCAGTCGTAGCGGCGAATCAGATTATTCACGTACTCGATACGCTGCGGGCGGGCGTCGCAACCATTTAAGAGGTAACAACCACAAGAGCATCGAAGCACTCTGTGGATGGACCTGGACCCTAAAATTGACCTCGTACGACGGCTCTACATTCAACAGGGCCGGTCGCTGTCTGACTTGGCCATATCGTATGATATCGCCATGTTTGTTCTTAAGTCACATTGTAAGACTGAGAAATGGGATGAACAGCGTGAAGCGCATCAGCAGAAGGCCGCGAGCACAGACCCCAACAACAGTCTATCTCGTCACGAGTCCATTGTCAACGGCTATATGCTTAAGCTTGAGGAGTTGTGGGAGAAAAACCTAGACCCCACTCTCAGCGAAGGCGAGCTGCGTCGGCTCCGGGTGGTCGTGGAGAATGCGAACAAAATCACGGAGTCTATGATGAGCACGATTGAGTATGACCGCAAGATTCACGGTGTGAAGAACACTGCTCCGTCCGTTCAGCAAGACGTGGGAGAAGAGCACGGCGTGGCTTACCAGGTCAAGCTCAAGGAGTCAGTTGAAGGGGCGGCAGCGCAAAGCAACTAGTGGTTCACGAAATTGACGTGCTCCCTTGGCAGATGGAGTTTCTAGCCTGCCAGGATGACATAGCCGCAGTAATTGGCGGGTTCGCCTCAGGCAAATCCTTCATCGCAGCAAACTGGTTCACCGACCGCTGCATGCAGTTCCCTGAGGCTAATCACATTGTTGTCTGTAAGGACTTGCCGCAGGCCAAGAAGGGTCCGCTATCCACTTTGCGCGGTGTGTTAGATTCGCGTGATATTGAGTACCATTACAACGCGTCAACAGGTCAAATTAATTTCGACAACGGCTGTCGTGTTGCAGTTAAAGCCGTGCAGAATTATCTAGCCTTCCGGTCGCTAGAGGCTGACACGCTGTGGTGCGATGAAACGGCGGACTGGGGGCCTTCGGCTGAGCTAGCCTTCGTCCGTTATGTACAGCCCCGTCTGCGCTACAGCCCCAAAGGCAAGCAATACATCAAGTACGGCATGCGGCCTCAGATGCGCATCACGACTAACCCGTCACCCATCAACAGCTGGCTCTATAAGCTTATCGTGGAGCGACAGTTCTGCAAGTACTGGAACGTGTCGCTGCGCACTAACTACTTGATGCCCGACCTAGAGGGCTATATCGACCGTCAAGAGCGCTCGATGTCCCCCGACTTATGGCCCTTCCTCATCGACGGCAACTGGGGCAGCACGACGGCAGGCCAAGTGTACAAGGGGTTCTCTCGCGCTGCGTGCTGTATCACGCCTCCTCCGGGGTTGCCAGCGTTCGGACTAGACATGACGAAGCCGCTACTTTGGGCGCATGACTTCAACGTAGGCATGATGTGCTCAACCATCAGCCAACTCCATCAGCAGAACCGTATCATTATTGAGCGGCGCAGCAAAAACTCACTGTGGAACCTGCCTGGCGCGTCCCGCATACAGACGCTGAAGGATACAACCAAACTTATGGTTGAAGGATTCCAACACGGCGTGCTGTACATTATGGATGAGATTCGCATACCTAACGCAGGCACGCCTGACGTGTGCGAGGAGTTTGGCAAGCGGTACATCAACACCGGCATTGCTCAGCGTACGGGCGTCATACTCTACGGCGACCCCGCAGGCGGCGGCAGGTCACAGCAGCTGTCGGCTCGACAGGCGGCACGGTCCAACTGGGCTATCATTGTGCAGTACCTTCAGAGCAAAGGCGTACGTGTTGAGTTTCGAGTAATGGAGGCCGCGCCATCGGTCCTGGACCGCGTGAACGAGGTGAAGGCCCAGATTCTCACGAAGGATGGTAAGGGGCTCATCATAGACCCCGACAAGTGCCCCCACACAGTCAAGGACTTTGAGGCGGTGACTTTTAAGGAAGGCACCAACGACATTCTCAAAGATGACAAGGAGATTACTCACTTGACGGACGCGACGGGGTACATGATTTACGTTGAGCGCACGCTTCAGAAGCGCAAAGTTGTGGAGTTTAGGAAGACACTCGAATAATGGCGGCTTATCAAGAGTTGGTGCGGCTGTGGTCTAGTCGTTACCCTAAAGGTACGTCTGAGCGCTTTAAGCGCATGGACGCTCTTTCAAAGCTTCAAGATGACTCCATCTACGACATCCTACCTCACCCGTTCGAGAAAGAGGAGAACGGGGTCAATAATCCTATTCCGTTACATGAGCGGCGTCCTAACGTCCGCTATATGCTGCCTAAAATCATTGTGGACCACACGTCCTCGCTGACGTTCGGTGACGCCCACGCCCCTGCGGTTCGCATCGCTGAGCCGTCCGAGGACATGGACCCGAAGGCGCTTGCGAACAAGCACGAGCAGTTTGAGCGCATCATTGAAGCGCTTGAATTAGACGCCGTCATGATTGAGGCGATGAAGCTTGGCGCAGTAGGTTCGGTTGCGGTTATTCTTCGGGTGTTGGACGACGGCTATCCGTGGTTGGACATCATAGAGGGCAAGTACTGCATACCCCACTTTGACGTAAAGGACCCGCGCAAGCTAGTTCAACTCGACCAGATTTACAGCGTAACAGCTGAAGATTTGCGCTTAGCCGGGTACAAAGGCGACTATAAGCCCGACAAGATTTACTACATAAAAATCACTTACACTACAACCCGGACCGTTGTGTCGATGCCGCTCGTTAAAGAGCGCTACGAGCGACTGGGGGAGAAAGA